AATTATTTTATGGTAAACAAAGAAAAAATACTTAAACAATCATTGGCTATAAGAACATTCCCTATTCTCCAAGTTGGAGCAATATGTGATAATTTTAAGTACAATGATTATACAGAGGTAAAACCATTTCATTCTATAATTACAGAATGGTTAAAACCTGTCATAGACTTATCAGATTTTAAATATTTGTATCCAGCAAACGGTGTTACTGAAGGCATTAACTATTGGTACATGCAAGAGAAAAGAAAAATAATTAGACATAAAGACGACTATGTTTGGTTACCTGAAAGTGAAACAGGCGAAGTATTATATTTGTCAAATCCGTCATCTGCTGATGGCAACTTAAAACAAATACCAACAGATATTCCTGTTGTTTTAGATATTGCACATATTGGTTCTTGCAATTCAGATATTAAAATAGATATACCAGACAATGTTGAAAAGGTATTTTTTTCATTAAGTAAGTGTTTTGGTTTAAGAAATTATAGAATTGGTTATTACTGGTCAAGAACACCAGATAAACAACTAGAAAGATTAATTGGCTCTGCTAAGTATTATAATTACCATTCAATGCGATTAGGTGAAGAGATACTTAATAAAGTAGGACCTACTTATGTAAATACTTGGTTGAAAAAATATCAAGACAAACTATGTGATGAATTAGATTTAGTACCATCAGATAGTGTATGGTTGGCGACTACAACCAATAAAGACTATGATAAATTTAAGAAAGGTAATATAAACAGAATAAGTTTATGTGATTTGATAAAGGAAGAATATGATAAATCCTACAAAAGTTGATGTACAAATTAAAGAGTTTTCAAAAGAACAATTAATTGATATATCAAAAGATATACACAAACAAGGTGTAGCTGTATTCTATAATCAAAAATTAAATGAAACAGAATATACAAATGCAATGAAGAGGTTTGGTGATTGTGAAACACCTAACTTGTTTATGAATCCTAAAGAACATCCAGAAATCTTTTTAGTTACAGGTAAAAAAGTAGATGGTAAAAAGATAGGTATGTTTGGCGATACAGAATTAGGCTGGCATTCTAACGGTAATTCAAGACATCTTATAGATAAAATATTGATTGCTTTATATTGTGTTAAAGAAGATATTAACACAACTTTAAGTGTTTGTAATACTCAACAACCTTTTTATGATATGTCTAAAGATGAACAAGAGTATTATCGTTCAATAACAATTAGACTTAAATTTAAAAACAATACAATATATGATTTAGAAGAAGGCGACCCCGAGTTAGAGTTTATGAGTAAGAATAAAGGTAGTATTCGTAAGTTAATTGGAGAACATCCACATACAGGTTTAGAATACTTTTACTTTCCTTATCACTTTATTTGTAAGGCATGGGAAGGAAAGAAACAAATAGACCATGAAAAACTTATTGAAGAATTAAAGCCAAAAATATTTAAATCACAATATCAGTATCATCATATATTTAAAGAAGGAGATTTATTACTTATGGACCAATTTACAAGTTTACACCGAAGAACACCAGTTATGGATAACAATCGTCTATTATGGCGAGTAGCAGGAGATTTTAAAAATGTCTATTAATAAAATGGGTATACCTTGGCCAGATTTACCAGATGGTCTTGAAGACGAGGTTATTGTACCTTTAAGAAAACAATATATTATGGATGATATGTGGTATCTTGATACCGAACAAGCAAAACCTATCTTTGAAAAACAGGCAGATATAATAGTAGAAAACAATTATAAAGGTATTGTAGATGTTGGTTGCAGACATGGACCTATTAATGCTTTATTAGAAAAAAGAAAATATACTGATTATGATTATTATGGTTTTGATACATCACCTGAGCCTATAGAAATTGCAAAGTTTAATTGGCGTGATAATAACAGAATATATTATGAGGAAAATGATTGGGCAAATTTAAGACCTGCTAGATTTAATGTTGATTGTATAATTTTTAGTGGTGTGTTATTATATGAAGAAGACCATTATAAGATGTTTACAGATATTATGGGTTTTTACAATTGCAAAAATGCTATAATACAAGAGCCTTATCACACACAAAAACATTTTCAAAAAGGTCTTATTTTAAAAACTATAACAGACGACATGGCAGGTTATAATTTTAAAGAACAATTTATTATTGACGCAGAAATATTTTTTGGTAGAAGATTAATTGCACATATATGATTGTAAAAAGATATTCAGAGGATCCTAACAAATATTGGCCTCTAATAGAAAAGTTTAGATTACAAACTTGGCAAGAAGGCAACGATAGTCTTACTTACAAGAAATACAATCCTGATAATCCAGACATAGAAACCTGGATGTGTTTTAAAGATGATAAGTTAATATCTATATCGGCTGCTGAAAGGTCACATTATACGAATGACCCGGACATTGCAGTTAGAATATGTCGTTATCATATTTTAAAAGAACATAGATTTACTCATTGTGGTTTGATTATGGGAGAACATCAAATAAAATGGGCAAGAGAACAAGGTTATAAGATATTGTATATCACACATGACATAAAAAACAAAGCGATAAATAACCTTTATCAAAGAAGAAAACAAATGACCGATAAGGCATTTAAGGAACATATAAACGGAGAATGGTACACAAGTTTACAGGTTGAAAAGAAGTTTTTATTTACAACTGGTAAAATGTTGCAATATGTTTATAGCATAAGATTACAAGGAGAATATGATTGGCAACCAAAGTCAGATTATATTGTAGAAAGAGAACATGATGGACAAATTATCTAAACACAATCTACCAACGGTAGCAGACTTAAAACTAGATATAAATTTAGATACATTAAGAGAGGCTACTGATAAGTTGACAAAGTATTTTGTAGATGTAAGGTCAGCAAATCCTATGTTATGTATGAACCATGAGGAGTTGGTAAAAAGTGTATATGATAATTTTGAACAAATCAATCTAACAACACCAAGTGAGATACTACCTCATACAACTAGTATCAAAGAAAGATTGAGAAGAAAAGAAGAACATCTATACAATGTGCCTACTGTAGAATATACAGGCAGTTATTTTGAGAGCATAGTAACTCAATGTCAATCACCAGCCAGTAGAATTAGAATTACAAAATTAGCACCAGGAAAAATGATACCATGGCATGTAGATTATGATGTCAGTTATGGTGTTAGATGTATTGTACCAATTTATGGTAATGGTAATGTAATTAACTTATTTAAAAGAGATGATAAAATAGAGGCTTACACCCTTAAAGACGGAACAGCCAACTTTCTCAATATAGGTTATAAACACGCAGTAGTTAATATGAGCAATACGCCTAGAATTGCGTTAATGTTTACATTAAATGGTACAAAAGACTTACAAAAACTTTTATAAATAGTAATAAGGAGATAATTATGAATACAGTAATGATTGATGGCAAAGATTATGATGTTACAAAATTGAGTCCAGAATTGCAAAATACCCTAGTGGTAAGACAAGAAATTCAGGCCTCTAAAGTACGACATGTTCTTGAGCTAGAAAAAATTGATGTGCTTACAACACATTATAACAATAAAATTGCAGAATTAGTAAAAAAAGAAATACCAGAAGAGAAAAAGTAAATGGCAGCAATAGCTAACTTATCAATAGACCAAGGAACAACATTCAGTTCGGATGTTACAGTTAAAGACGCAAACGGTAACCCTTTTGATTTAACAGGATATACAGCATTAGCTAGAATGGCCAAGGGTTATTCATCAACAAGAACAAGAACAATAATCGCATGTACAATAGCCGCAGACGCAACTTCAGGTGTCGTATCAATGCAATTATCAGCCGACCAGACTTCACAATTAGAGGAAGGCAGATATGTATATGATTTGGAAATTTTACAGACTTCAAGTAGCACTATAACAAGAGTTATTGAAGGCATTATTAATGTGAGACCACAGGTTTCTATCTAATTCAACTCTTTTTTGTTATAAATATAGATTAGGAGAGAAGTAATGCCAGATATTACAGCTAAGATTAATGTAAATACATCACAAGGACCACAACAGGTTTCTGTCGCTTTACCCTCAGCTCAGGCTGCTCAAAACAGTTCTCTTCAATTAAAATTATTGGGAGATGTTGATACAACATCATTAGAGGATGGAGCAATATTACAATATAGGTCAAGCGACGCCAAGTTTGTTGCAAGAAATGAAATTGTTACAACAACAGGAACATTGACCTTAAACGCAGGAGCATTTTAGGAGTTTTAGATGGCTACAGTAATTCAGATAAAAAGAAGTTCAGGTACTACTGCCCCGAGTACGCTGAAAC